GTAATACAAATTAGGTCTTTAGAAAAGTTTTGTATTGTTTTAAGATCTAATCTTGGTTTATGATAGAAAAATTCTGGTTTGTTGGATTCGCTAACAAGTTTTATTAAATTCATCCATCCATTGTAGTTTTTAGCTAAAACAAGCATATGGCTTAAACCACCATTTTCTTTTGTCTTAATAGAGGGATCTTGTTCGCAAATGTATAGTTCACATCCTAATATTGGTTTGATCCCATTTTCCTTCATTGTTTTATGGAATGCGACATGACCAGCTATATTACCATGATCTGTAATGGCACAAGCTGTGGTCTCTATTTCTAAACATCTCTTGGCTATGTGTTTTGGCTGTGAAAGACCATCCAATAAACTGTAGTGTGTATGGCAATGTAGTGGTATGTATTTTTTCATTCTACGCTTCCAGGGGCTTTGTATTTACCAACATTGTAGCCGGGCACTGTGTATTTGTCAACAACCACATCAATTCCTGCCACATCAATAGCATGTCTTATTTGTTCGCACATTGTCATAGGCGTACCTTTGGCACATACCTGACCATCCCTATATTCTATTACTGGTTGTGGGAAAAAGTTTTTACCAAAATAACAAAGTTTGGTGCATTTCCAAGACTTACTTAATCTAGGTCTTTTACATTGTTTAATTTGTTCAAACTTTTTTCTGATCATATTTTCTGTTTCTTGCAAATCTTTTTTATCATAGTTCATACTAAATATACCTCCGTCGTTAATAAAGTATATGCTGACAATGATATGGTCTATGTCTGGATATAACATACTAGCAGCATAATGATACATTCTTAACTGCGGATCTTTTTGTAGTTTGCCGAAAGTTTTTTCTTCTCCAGTAGCCCAATCTAATCTTCTGCCGGTTTTGTAATCAATTATTTCTAGTGTGTTTTCATTGGCTTTTGTAATAAGATCTATGGTTCCTTTTATTGCTAAATATCCTTTTAAATCATTTCCATAGTCATAATATGCCCATGGTTTTTTAATCTCTATGTCGAATCTTTGTTCGGGGCAAACTATTTCTTGATTTCTCGGATCAAAATTACCGTTTTGTATTTCTAGGGCTTTGTCAACCCATTTTTTACAGTCTCTATAATCAACTGGCTTCCAATCGTGATGACTAAAACTAGTTGTATAATAGCTATAAATTCTTTCAACGATATCTAATAGATCATAGTCATAGGGGTTCATTGGACCAATAATATCATCGTCATAAACTGCTAATTTCTTTTGTTGACAAACTTTTATATGAGCAAGAATTTCCATAACTTTATGTACTATAGTTCCTTTGTCTGCTTTTTTGCCAGAAGGTGATCTATAGCCGAGGTTATATTCAAGAAAATATTGCTGCTCGCACATAGAATGCGTTCCATAACTTGAGCTTCTTAAATATGTTATTATCATAGAATGTGCTCTTTTTTAAGAAATTTTAGTATTATCTCGTTTTTAGTGTCTAATTCTATATGTTGATTATTGATAGTATAATCAAAAATGTCTTGGTTATAATGTTCTTTATTCAATGCTGTTTCGCTTGCATGATCTGAATAAAACAATGATCGTTCTAGCTTAATAACAATACCACCAGCATTTTGAACAGCTTCTACTTCATTAGGAAACCTACAGTCTCCAATTAAAGCAACGTCTGGATTGTCTTTTTGTATTTTTCTAATAGTTGCACCTGCCCATACATTATTCTGCATTGTTCTAAGAATATCTGTGCCTAGAATTTGCATTACTTCTCTGGCGGTTAATGGCTTTCCGTTCCATTGACAATCAACAAGTTCGTTTTTATATTTGTCCTCACCATAACATTGTCTTGGAGCTAAACCAAGAACATCAATACATATTTGTTTTAACGGATCGGCAAAGTTATAAATTTGAACAGATCGCTTATCTTGTAATTTTCGATAAACATACTCGCACGAAGAGCTTTTACCAGACTGTTTTCTGCCAGCGAAACAAATAATTCTAGTCATACGATTTTCTCCATAAATTCTTTGATCTCTGTCTCAATTTCTTCACTATTCATTTCTCCTATATCTGATTTTGAAATTACCGGAGTATAAACATTGTATGTATTCTTACATTTATTTTTAATCTGCTCCGCAGCTTTTCTTCCTGCTTCGTCACTATCTGTTAAAATAATTAGGTTCATCGCTCCGCTACTATCCAGTAAGACTTTTTGTCTATCGCTTAAAGAACAGCCAAATATAGCAACACTATTATGAATACCGTTTTCTTCCAGTCTCCATACATTTCCTGGGCTTTCAACAATAATAACTGTAGAGGACTCTAATATAAAATCTTTGGCAAACCAAAAGTTATACAAAGTATTTTGGCTTTTAAAATCACTACTGTGTTTCCATTTACTAAATTTCCAGGAATATTCTGCGGATGGGCATGATTTATCTGGGTTGTGATAAGAACCGCAACTATTACATTTTTCAAAAATACTTCTACCTGTACAGCCTATCATATACTGATGATCATTGTCATAGATAGGGACAACAGACCTTTGGTACATTTCCTTGCCTTCTCTGTCGCATAAACCAACATCATATTTCTCTAAAATTTCTTTGCTAAACCCTCTTTTAATAAAATATTCGGATGGTATGTCTAAAGATTTGGTAATTTGGTTCCTTGTAACTTTGGATTTTACTTCTTGTTGTTTTTGATTTACATAATTGATAATGCTTGTAAATGTTTGTTTATTTCTATCTGAATTAGAGATATGTATATTGCTCAAGTCTTTGTTCGTAAAGGACGTTAGAAAATCTAGAGCTTCTTGGAAATTTACAAATTGATCTCCAGGTTTTTCCCAATCGTGTTTTTGGTGACTTAAAACGCCACGAACAAATCCTATAATAGATGACTTAAAATGTTTTTCACAACCATGAGTTCTGCATTTCCAATTACCTCTATATGTTTCGCCTTCTGGATATAGATTAACAGCAGACGGATTATCTCCACCGTGTATTGGACAACACATAGTTATCATTTTCCCGTTATGCTTATATTCAATATTGAAAAATTCTAGTATTTGATCTATATCATCACAAGCAATATCACACAAAATTTTTAGCTTATTTTGATCAATTGAACGGGATGGCTTTTTCATCGTTTTCATCAATTATAAAACCCTCATCTTTATTTTGAGTATTGTTAACCAATTCCAATCTTGTTTTACCTTCAGTAATTTTGGCACACCAACCCTTCATGTTGCAGTTGATATAGTCGTTGTCATCCAAGCCTCCTCCGTGTCTTGCTATTAGAGGAACCAGTTTTCTGTTTCCGTTAGATACGCCGTCTTCAGCGATTTCTTCATCGCTCTTTCTTTTGAAAATTGTAAAGTTGCTACACAACCATATAATACGGTCGGAACCACTGGCTGAATCCGTTGATTCTTTCGTTATACCGTCTCTATTTAATTGTATGAACGCAACGATTGGAACTTTAAACTTGACCGCAAAATTGTGCAACTGTGTCATCATGAATCCAAGAACCTGATATTCTTTAAGGTCTTGGCTCATGCCGCTACTGTCCATAAGTTTTAGGTAATCATAGAATATTACGCAGTCTTTTGCTGTTCCGTCGTCGTTAAGTCCTACCTCTTTTACTAGCCATCTCTTCATAATAGATAATTGGTCTTCAAATGGTTTTCCGGCAATGCTTTTATAAAAGATGTTAGTGTTTTTTAGTTGTTGCACAGCGCTCTGTATTTTTCTTTGTTTGTCTGGGTTTTCTGCAAACTTTCCTGTCTCAATATCGTTAATTTCTGTTTCTGTCATCATGGCTAATACTCTATGGATATGATCTTGTTTAGCCATTTCTGTATCCATATTCAATACAGGAATCCCCTTGGAGGCTATATGATAGCCCATATTATCAGACAATAGTGTTTTGCCTGTTTTGGGCCTAGCGCCGATAACATTTACTGTTCCTTTTCTCAAACCTCCACCTATTGATTGGTCATAAATAGGAAATCCAGTAGGTATACCGACTTGATCTATTGGGTTTTCTTCTAGTTCCTTGATGTATTCTTCTAGATCAGATGCAATATGGTGAGGGGCTTCGTCGCTGTCGTTTAATAAATTCGTGAAGTTAAAAACCGTATCTTCTGCTACAGCTAGTATGGAGCCTATAGATTCGGAACCATTGATTTCTAATAATTTATCTTGTGCTAGTTCTAGTTGTTTTCTTAAAAGCCTAGTAATTTCAAGTTTGCGAATTTTGCCAGCAAATTTTCTGATGTTAGAAAAGTTGACAGGGAAATCAACAACTGCTCGTAAATGTTGGGCCTCTTGTTTTTTATTTAGGATAGAGGAAACACCAAGTTCCTCAGCAACAGAATATACTGACGCTATATCTACTTCCGAGTTTTTATCACATAAATGTTTTAAGCACTTGTAAATAATTACATTGCTATCAATGGTAAATGTTGACTCAGAGATAATGTCTGAAACTTCTAGGTACGCATTTTCCCCATAAGAAAAAATACCTGCTAATACCGCTCTTTCTGCTGATGGATCATTTAACATAATTTATCCCGACGTTGTTGCGCATTTATTGCACTTATATCTCTCAGCACTATCTATTATCATTGCGCTTACTTGTTCTGTTTTACCGCATACCCTACATCTTACACTAACGACACTGCTTTGTCTAGACCTTTCTGTTGGTCTGTTGTTACCCCATAATTTCTTGTCTATTTCTGTATCTTGTTTATGCAGATCCTTTTCCGACATAGAATCGAATTTATTATTTGAAACAACAGCGACACTTTTTGATTTTGTTGTTTGTGTAGTTCTTTTTTTACTGCCAACTTTTTTGATTTGAGGATCTTTTTCGTCTTCTAGTCCTTTTTGTAGAATAGCTATTAGAGCCATAATATCTTCTTTTTCAAGTCCCATGTTTCACCTTTGTTCTTTGTATAGAGAGTAAAATATCAGAGAGATTTTTAATGTTATTAGCCAGAAACCCTAATCTATCCATTCTTTGTTTTGCGTATTTTTTGATTTTGTTTAGAGCATTAGCTTTTTCGTTGTCTTTTATAGCCTGTATACTTTTTTCCAGGTATCCATATCCTTTATAGCTATTTATGTCAAAAGCAATTGTTTCCTTAATTGTTTCTTCTGCCCAATTGTGTCTAGCTATTTCTCTATTTAAAGTTCTTTGTATATGAAAGCCAAATTGTCCTAGTCTCATTGCTATTTGGGCGCAATCTTCTGGAGAAAGTTTTTCTATTACATTTCTATTCATAGTGAGATAGTTTTGTAATTCTGATTCAGAAAATGCTTCTGATTCATATTTTGGTATGCCTATACTATCTTCATAAGTATCTAGTATTTTATCCCAATACGAAACTTCTTCTTTAGTATTCATTCAGTATTTTTCTCCATTCTTCTGAGCTGTTATCGAATGGGAATACAACATAACGTATATTATTTTGTTCACACCATTCTTGTTTTTCTCTGTCTCTTTTTTGAGAACGATAAAAAGAAAGAAGGCTGCTGTGATAGAATTTAATAAATCTATAGTGTTGTTCTCCATGAACTTCACAGCATATTTTTTTAAGTGGCAGATAAAAATCCATATACAACGTAACACCCTTTTTTAGAGGCATAGCAACTTCCTCTAAAATTTGTAGTGTTGGAAATTCCTGTGTTAATAAATCCCTAGCTTTTATATGTAAATCAGACTTATTTGTATTGGTTGCATAAGCCATGTTTCCAGTTAAAAGCCAATTGTGAGAATTTCCATCTAAATCTATGATTTGCATGTTGGAATACCCATCATTTCTTTTACTTTATTAACCAAATCCTCGTAGACGTTTGGATTTTCTACTAAATAATTTCTTACTTTTTCTACTCCTTGGAACTTTGGAGCATTTTCTAAATGCGTTAAAGTATACCAAGCTCCTCCTTTATTTATTACTCCTATATCACAAGCTAGTTGCACTATCTCTGTGTATTTATCTATTCCTTGGCCATAACGAATATAGCTAGTCATAGTAGCGCCGGGAGCACCAATAGCAGAACAGACTACCTGCCATTCTACTTCTTGTCCTATAGGAGAAGAATCATTGCCAACTGTCCATGGTTTAAATGTTTTTGCTCTTAATTTTATGTCCGTTTGATAAGCTACGGCTTGTCCTGATTTTTCTGTAAAAGCGGCACCATACCCTGTTGGATTTCCCATTAAATGTGTTATTCCAATTACAATATTTTTGTTAACAGGGATAACATTCCCAATTTTTCTACAGAATTTTGCCAGTAATTTTGCTCCGTCTGCTCTTTGCATTTTACTCATTTCGCTAGTTATTTCGGCTTCTGTACATAATGCAGAATACGAGTCGATTATAATTATAGAACCGGGTATTTCATTAATTAATTTTTCCGCAATTTGCAAATACTCTTCTGCATGTAGAATTTTACCTTGTTGAGAACCAATTACATGGAATTTATCAAGGTTTAAATGAGGTATCCCTTGTAAATCTCTCTTTTTCAGTCTACCCTCAATGTTGAGGTAATACACTTCCCTTCCTTCTTTAAAAGACCCATACGCATATTTGGGGTCTTGGGCTGTTGCTGCTAGATAAAGAGAAGTTGTTGTCTTTCCGCATTTTGGCTGACCAGTAAAAACTACAAAACTTCCTTCTGGCACTCCTCCCCCTAATAAAATATCAATAACAGGACTAACTGGAATTATTACATTATTTGTATCCATAATTGAATTAGCATTCAATATAATGTTATCGCCAAATGTCTTTGCTATATCTTTAGTTACGCTACTCATTGTCTAAATCCTTCAATCTTGATATAATGTTTTTTTTACCAGACTTCTTATTTGAAAATTTAACTTGCTCTTTCCTTACAAATTCCTTTGTAAGACTTTCTGTGTTTTCTTGTAGTTGCTTCTCGTAGTACTCTATGATAGGCAACAAGAAGGGAGCCCGCAATGAGTAAATCTTATATGCTTTAGAATCATTTAGAGCCTTTATTATTGCTTTATCGCTATATTTCTTTAGCAATTTATTTGCAGATGTGATTTGATTTTTATAGTGTTTTTGCCATTGTTCTGAAGTTGACCAGAACCTATAATGCAAATCCTTTTGATTCTGTTTGGCCCAATGTTCACATATTATTTCAGTGATATACTGAGCAGCAGTTATCTCTTTTCCATTTGAATATTTAGAAATATATTTTTTTGCCATTTATCCCTTTGGCTTAAAAATATTCGTGGTACTTACTTTGCCAGTATTTGAGAAACCTTGACCACCGAGTGATGCTTCTTGTGTCATTATGGCAACATGACCATTTCTCTTTTGGCTTGTTTCTGTGATAAACGAACTTTTGTTTTTTGCGTTTTGTTCTGGGTTATTTTCCAATATAGACGAAACCGTTGATTCTGCGATATTTAATTCCTCTGCTATTTGATCTATATTCATACGAACAAACCTATGTAAATATAGAACAGCATATTCTTTAGTTTTACTTGGTTTAAAAGCCACTATATCATCTCTCTTTCTGCGTTATTAAGCCATGCTACGTTTCTACTTTTCAAGAAACTAGTGTATAATTCAAAAATTCTAAGATTTACTCTTTTAAAGTTGTACTCATTAGATCCAGTAAGTTTGCTTATTCTTTTATGCTTGCCTTCAGAAAACATACCTATTGGATTATATAGTTTTCCCTGCCTAGAAGCTTTAACAAAAAAATTTGTCTTGCCATTTTGTTTTATTTTTTTAGCATAAATATGATTGGATTCTTCATTTGTTTTCGGATACCCATCCTCATCTATAAAATCATGTTCTCCAAATATTGTAAAAAAATGATTTGTTTCATCCTTTTCTTCTTCATTCAAACCAATTGTTTTAGCGTTATTGGGCTGAAAAATATAATCCTTAGCATCTTTTAGCTTCTCTCTCATTTTATCTCCATTTCATTTTTGGTGGTTTTTTTAGTCTACTCATACCTTTCGGTAAAGGTTTTTCAGACGGAGTTTCTTTGTATTTATTGTTCTTTTGCCAAATAGCTTGTTTTTGATCTTCGCTCATTCTTTCTGTATTTCTTTGTGCAAGATGTCCCAGGGTTTTAAGTTCGTTGTCTCCTAGTTTAACGCTTCCGTTTAAGGTTTGGACATCTTGCGTTAAACATCTTGACGCTTTTTTGCAATCGCAATCGCAACAACTAACTGTGTCCTTATAGTCTTTGATGGAGCTTAAAATCTCAAAAACTTTATTACATGATGGGCATTTATATGTATATGTCGGCATAAAATTCCTAAAACTCTGGTATGTAGAATTTCCATTCCTCTGGAACTTGCTTTATAGTAGCCAAATACTCAAAAATTGGCAAGTACCTTAGTCTTTTTTCTGGTTTTACTGGCACACTAAGCAGGGGCATATTTGCTTGCGTCGGTGTTCTGTCTCCCTTTCTATTATTACACGACACACAAGCGGTAACAATATTAGTCCAATTAGTTGGAGAATGACCATAATTCCATTTTGATTTCGGTATAACGTGATCGTATGTCAATTCCTTGTGTTCAAATTTTATCCCACAATATTGGCATTTATATTCGTCTCTAGAAAAAATATTCTTGCGACTAAAAACTATTTGATCATTTTTGCAAACTTTGAAAAATCTTTTTGTTTTAGTTACAGCTGGTATAGGAAATTTTTTATTACTGGTTCCTATGATCGCATCATCTTTGTAAAAATCAATAATATCTATTCCGTAGTCATTGTTTTTTGTATATTTAAAATGCCATACCATAGCCCTTTTCCAGCTAATAACAGAAATAGGGCTATAGTCAGCATTTAACAATAAACATTTAGTATGGTTTGTTTTCATATTCTTCTAGCCTGTCTAGTATTCTTCCAATTATTGGATTTCTTACTATATCACACGCTTCCAAAAATGCAAGACCAACACCATCTACACCACTTAGTCTTTCCATGATTCTCACAAAACCACCTTTGACATGCCTATTTAAATCGCTTTGAGCTGCGTCTCCAGTTAAAACCATTTTACTATCAGTTCCAATTCTTGTGATAAGCATTTTTAACTGATCGTATGTAGCATTCTGGCATTCGTCAGCCACAATAAAAGCATCATGAAAATTTCTTCCTCTCATTAATCCTAGTGGAACTATTTCTATTCTATTTTCATTTTTTAATCTAGCATAATCGGCCATACTAATAAAGTGATTGATTTCATCTAAAATAGGTATTAGATATGGATGAATCTTTTCTTCTGCTGAACCGGGAAGGAAACCAATCTTCTCGCCTGCTTCAACAACTGGTCTAGTAATAACTATTTTCCCAACCTTATCTTTTAAAAGCCATTCTAAAGCCATTCCAATTGCAATATGCGTTTTACCAGAGCCAGCTAATCCCTGACAAAAAACAATATCGTTTTCCACCATAGATCTGATAAATTCTTTTTGATTATCACTTCTTGCTATTAACCTATTTTTATGTTGTATTTCTACTGTTTCTGGAATTATACTTTTAGTAATATCAATAAACTTAGGTTTTCTATCTGTTGTAATTTTCTTTTTTCTCAAGGTGTTATACCTTTCTTTTTGATATTAGATTAAACAAGCGCCGCCAGCACAACTAATTTCTTCTATGCCTGTGGTATTATCCTCCGTTTCTGATAATTGGGTATAATCAACCTTTTTGAAACTTTCTTTTAGATCACAATAAATTTTCCAATTATATACGTCTTTCATGCAATAGGTTAATTTCTTGATGTCTCCATCAAAATATTTACCAGCAAAATTTTTCACCTTTGTTACGAAAACAAGCTTCTTTTCTTCGTCTCCATCCTTGAACTGGTTCATCGCAACATAATCACACGCAGCCCATAGGTTTCCATTAAACGATTGCAGTGCTAATTCAATTAATCCAGAACACCATAGAGCGGCATCTCCATATTCTTTTACTATTTCTCTGCTGGTATAAACAGTTGTAAAAGGAGCTTGTGGATAGTCTTTATCTCCACTCTGAGGAATCAGACTTATTCCTGCGTAATATTTTCTATTCTCATAAATATACTTTGTAACATCATCCCATTCATCTGGTTTAACAGTTACAGTATTACTTACATTATGAGACAGATAAGTTTGCGTACAAAGTTTTTTATTTTTGCCGCTATTTACCCAGTTTTGCTGTGTTTGTTTTACAACACTAAGCATTTCTACTGCCGGAAGTTGATTTCTTAGCTTTGAACCATCCGGCACTTCAATAGGAAATTTAATAACCTCATCTGTATCATTTGCTGACCAACTGCTTTTTTCACATGCTTGTGGGTTATAGCTTTTGAAATATTCGTATGGTGCTTCAAGCATGTTTGCTTGCACATGACGAATATATCTTTTGGCATGATGAGGGTGTATACCAGAACTTGTGCCTAGCATAGAACTAGATGTTCCCTCTGGCTTTAAACAGGTTACTCTAGCAGCCTGTTTTATACCTATCTTCTTAGCAATTTCTTCATTAGTTTTTACAGCAATCTTTGCTCCTTCTCTTAATATTTTTTCTGAAAGAACAAGATCAGGCTTTTCCATAGTTCCTGTAAGACTAACACCCAATAGGGCTTCTCTTTCAAAGATTTTTTCACTGGTTTCTCCTAAATATTCTAGATCTGTAAATCCTGCTTGTAATGTACCGATAATAGCAGCGGCACGACATCTTTCATAAAAATCATTTTCGTCTGTTACAGAAGAGCAATTGATTGTTGATAGGTTGCATCCTTGCCAACCAGACTTGCCAGATTCTTCGTCAACAGGCCACATGCCTATTTCAACGCAAGGATTAAAAATCATGTCCCTAGACTCGCTCCATATAAACCCTGGCTCTCCAAACTCTTTTACGCTTTCCATGAGCGTTTGAAATTCTTCAAAAGTTGTTGAGTCTTTAAGTAAAAGAGCTGAATTATTACTTCTTGCTCTTTGTGGATTATCTATAAACCAATTTCCTGTTTTGGCCTTAGCCATTTCTTCATCATCTGGACTAAATAATGCCAGCGATGCTGATCTACGAACTCCGCCGGATAATACAGCGTCACTACTGTGCATAACAATATCATAAGCATCAATAGGTCTTAATTTCTTTTGGCCATTGGCTATGCATCGATCAAGTAGTGATCTAATTTTTTCCAATCCTTTTGCGAGAGGTTCAAAGCCGGGGGCTTTTCCTACTCCAGAACTTAAAGGAGTACCCTTTTCTCTAATTTCTGAATAGTCAAAGACTATGTAAGTGTTACCAAACTCAGCAAACTCATCAACAGGTCTATCAAAATAAGAACTGAGAAGCACACCAAGAGCGTTTGCCCAACCTTCGATACTATCTTCGATAACATATTTTACGCCTTTGCCTTTAGGTGGATTGTGTTGTAGATTTGGTAACTTTTCAATATGATGTTTTTGAACGCTAAAACCAGTTCCGCTACCACATAGTAGAAGCCAAAAACATTCTTGGAAGAATCTTAATCGGTCGCAATATGAACTTGTACAGTTATAGATTTTTGCGTGGCGATCAAGAATTGGCTTACCTCCGAACTGCAATGCTCTTTGGCTACCAAGAACCTTTTTCTTATACATTATATCATATGCCCAATCAATTTCTTCAGAAATATTGTTATCTACATATTTTGTATGCATCATATTCCTAACTCTATCGACTGCTTCTTTCCATGTTTCACGACGTTGTTTTTCTTCTATCCATCTAGCATATTTGCTGACAAATGTATAATTCTGTAGTTCTTGCAGTGCCGACATATTATCTCCTATTAACTTTTTTCTCTTGTGTTGAAATTAAATAAAGTAGACCTATAGCGGTAGATGTTGTGAATGGAGGAGTAATCATTTCTTGACTCATGAATAATCCATAAAGGTCTACACATAGCGACAAATAATAACATAGCAATATCATATTACACCTTACAATTACTTAACCAAGATAGATTGCTTGCAACTTTATTTACTTCTATACCTGTATGCTGAACAAAAAGACCAAAAATTTTTTGTTGTTCTTGATCAAATAATTGTGTACCATGTTGGTCCAACATAAAAACTTTAGTTACTCCTTCTTGCCACAGTGCCATGATACAATCATTACAGCACTGTCCGGTAACATATGCTATACCATTATCTGGACGAATAACACAATTAGAAAGAGCATTTCGTTCAGCGTGTATCATCCAGGGGTATTTTTCTGGCCTAGAAGTAGGAAGAACACTGTCGTTCATTCCTTTTGGAAATCCATTGTAACCCACTCCCAGAATTCTGTCTTGTTGATCTGTAATAACACAACCGTGTTGTGTATGTATATCGTGGCTTCGTTGTGATACAACTTTAGCAATTCCTAAGAAATAATCTGTCCAATCGGGCCTTGTTTTCATTTGTTCTCCTTGAGTCTTCTATTATAGAGGACGCGCCGTGGTGTGTCAATAAAAAAACGAACACCTGAAAAAATTAGGGTTCGTTTTTGTTCGATGATTTTGAAAACTAATTAATTTTTGATCAATTTATTATATAGAACAAGGGATAAGCATGATCCAGCAACGCCCATAAACAAGCCGGCTGGTGATATTGCGTCGTACTGGCCTAATAAATACATTATAGCGCCACCCATATAAGATCCTGCTACTCCTAGTACTATAGTTTTAATGAAGCCAAAATTCTCTTCTCCTGGTATTATGCTTTTAGCAATGCTGCCTACAAAAATACCGTAAACACACCATACTAATATACTAAACATTTTTGTACTCCAGTAATGCCTTGGTTTCTTCTTCCGTTAATGTTTTTCCTACTTCTAAAACCGATTTTAGAAGAGGCTCTCCGTATACCTTATATTGTTGTTTTGTTAAATTATTTTGAATGGCTTTCTTTATTCTTCTTCTTGTGAGCCAGCTATGATTAAAACATAAGAACTTGGCTTCTGTTGTGATATAGTCTGCTTTCTCTGATTGACTTCCAAATCCTTTCATTTTATCTTTTCTACATTCTTGTATTATTCTAATCAAAGTTAAGGCTAAGCCTATTAACATTATTATGGTTATTGGGTCAATACCATATTTGTTTTCTTCTTTTACTTGATCATTGGTTTTATCAAGGATTTTTTTTGCTAGGTTCTCTATAATTTCTGCTGACATTTATTATTTCCTTAAATAAAAAGTATCTGGTTTAACTGGAACGAGTGGAGGGTCAGTATTATGATCTTGCTCATACACAGGATCTAATGTTGGTTCTTTTTTAGTTGGCTCGCAATATCCACAAGGTACTTCTTCAATGCCGTCTCCACTTCGATACCAACCTTTACCCTCGCACACTGGACATTCATCTCTTGGGTATTTAGTATCTTGTTCTTCAGCGATATGTCTAGCTCTAATGACTCCTCCTATTAAACTTACAGCACTTATAGAAGAAGGTTGAAAATCTTTTGCCACTATAGTACCCATTGCTGCTAGTATTAAAATGCTACTTAGTACTTTCATCTTGTTTCTTCTTTCTGAAAATAGGAAATATCTTTCTTCTTCCTGGGGTTACTTCTGGTACTTCAATGTCTTCCACTGCTTTAGGAGCAAATATTTTTATTACGTTCAAAACAAAATTTGCAATTATAGCAACTAATCGGTTAAAAGCCATTTTGTCTAATAAGCTCATATTATTCTCCTTAAAGATAATCTACAAAACCAAGATCATCAAGTTTTTGTGGAGGAAATCCATTTACGTTACTAAAAGCATAAGATCCTCTTTGTGCTATCATACCAGCGGCATCGCTTTCTCTTATCCAAAAACTACCATCTGGCTGATCATGAACTTTTGGCCCAGAATTCCAGAGACCCCAACTATTTTGAACTAAGAATAATGTTTCATTATATCTGTCATGAGTATCATCCACTGCTACCCAAGCCATCGCATGAGCCCAGGAGCCAGATTTTCTTGCTATACCCTTTGAATCTCTTTTATTAGAAAATCCATACCCAGAACATACACATATGCCATATCCATTCGCTAAAGCATCTCTGGCTTCTTCTGTGCTTTTTATCAAAGAAACAGTTTTAACTTGATGCTTTTCTGCTTCATCAATAACTTTATCGGGCAAACCCCTGCTTCCCCAACCAGCACCAAGATTACCATTATATTTACTAAAGTCAGCAATGCCAGGATAATTTTTTCTTAATAATATTCCTCCACTTTGACTTATAAATGTAGCCGCTCTAGAACAACTCATACCCTGACCACCGTGCCCTCTTGCTCCATAGATAGCCTCTGTGGCCCCTCTATAATGCCATCCTTCTTTTTCTCCTTTTATATCAATTTCTACCGCTCTACTTAAATCTACAGCCGATCTTGTTCCGTGCGAAACGCAATCCCCTGTAGTTTGTCGCTCTGAATATGCTTTACTATCAAATTTCAGAACACTTTTAAAAGGTAGTGCTAGTTTACCTTTACCACTATCTTTAATAGATTTAGCACCATCGGCAAAATAAGCATACTTTGAAGACTGCATTAGTTCTTCAAAAACATGTGGCTCGTCAATACAACCAATAATATTTTCTTTTCTGTATAGTTCGTATAGTTCTTCAGGTTTTAATCTTGCCATTATTTTGCTCCTTCATAACAAGCCCAAGCCAATGCCTCAAATGCCGAAACAGCTTTTGTTCTAGACTCTTCGTTTAATACAGAAACTTCATCTCCCATAACAGAAACAACCAATTCTTTTGCGGTTAATGCAAAATCTGGATATTTGCCTTTTAGTTTTAGGTTCATCATCGACCCGGCTACGCTATTAATTTCTTTGATCTCACTGGTTGTTTTTACAACTAGATTTTCTTCATCTAGAGAGATTAAATTAGCCATATCTAAATATAGTTTACTTAATTCTAGTCCATCAACAGTTCTGTCTGAACCTCCATTTTTTAATATTTCTACAATTTGTAGAGCAGCAGTTTTAAGTGCAGGATCAGCGGGTTCTTTTACTTCTACAGTTGGCGTATTCACGACTACTCCTGGTTTTGGTAATAGGTTAGAGAAATCTGGTTTAAAAATTCCTATTGCAATTAATATGGCTGCTCCTACTAGTATTACTTTACTGTTCATTATTTTTCTCCTCATCAAGGCAAACTACGGGTGATAAATACTGAAATACTTGGTCTAACATTTCTGTAGCCTGTTCGCAACCATACTCTTTTGATAAATCTCTCGTCTGTTTCCATGATGCTACTAAATCAAGAAATCCAACATTTTTGGTTTCTACTTGCGGCCTAACTAATGGTGGTACTGTTGGTACAGGAAAGTCTGGTAATGGACCAACAACAGGGGGTTTTGGTTTTGTTGTATCTTGAAACCATTTTTTTGCTGTTTCTAGAAAATCTATTAACACTTTTTGAACAGGGCTTAGTCTGTCCTTAAATAATACAAATAATGCAATCCCTACTCCTGCATATAAAGCTAAATCCGTTGGGCCTACAGAACTAGAAAATTCTTCAAAACTTTGTGAATAATTCATTATACTACCTCTACTGATGGTGTTTTAGGCTTAAATACTCCTGTGTTTCTAAATACTGTTACCATACTATCAATTGTTGAACTTACCAACAACATAAGAAAAGCTTTAACATATTTATGTATTACAGGTTCCAATAAATTAGGAACCACTGGAACATCTACGATCAAGAAAACTTTATCGTAAAATTCACTTAAAAGATTCATGGCTAGTTGTTTTTTGTCGGGACTGCTTAGATCTGTTCCTATAGCCTCAACAATTTGTACAACAGTAGCTATTGCTAATTGCAAAACTTTCCACGCTTCTGATAAAGCGATTCTCTTTATGTCCTTAAAACTTTTTTTAACTGTTTCAATTAGTTTCTGAACTTCCTGAGTTATCAATTCTTGGCTCGTCATTTTTTTGTAACTTCCTTTTTTCTAGTTCGATCTCTACTTGTCTTGCTACTTCTTTGGCTAGATCAATATCTGCTTGACTTTTTTTCTGCTCGTTACGACTTCTTATGTATCTATATAATATTGCAGCTTGCCCGGAAAGCAAGATAATACTTTCTACTCCGTGGGTAACATCAGAAATAAGTTCTTCTTTTTGGTCAAAATCCTGTATTACCCCTAAAAGAAATAGTCCACTAAATATAAAACTAACCACAGTAAACCAAAATTCACTTGTCCTATAGTTTGGTTTCATTTGGATTACCTCTAGTATTAATTACACCGGTTAAGCATCACCACCATCAATTGGACTGCAACAAAAATAATTATTGTCAAATGTATTGTCGTATCTGTCGTCTAAAACACCTGTTATTCTAGCTGTCTCTTCCTCATTTGCTAAACAAAAAGGAAAACCTAAAGTATAATCAGGAGATACTGAAGGTCCAGTAGGTGGTAGACCAACTACTGTTAGGCAATTATTGATAATTTTACTGGGTTTAGACAAATGTATTACAGCCATAAGCGTTTACTCCCTATCCATTCTTGTTTCTAGTGTTTCTAAAGTTTTAGACAATGTTGCTATTTGTATTCTTAATTCATTCATTACTTCTGAATTTTTTTGTAAAGCTAATGATAGCTGACCTTGAATTTCTTTGTTAACAGCAAGTCTTTCCATTATATATTGCCTATCTTCAACATATGGACTTCTAGTGACAATCATTTCGCAGACTTCTTCTCTTGTTGCCATATGTCTAACAATGCCGGCCCAAAAAGCTACTAAAGTAATGATAATGCCAACCGCAGTAGTAGCTATATTTTGCCAGAAGTCAAATATTGTATGACTTATTTCTGCTAGTAGTGTCATGTTTTCTCCTAACAAATATTATTAGTTACCTGTTTTGCTAGAATAATTGATTGTTGATGGATTTGGACTACCGTCTAAGAAATAAAGATACCCAGGATTTGCTCTACTTGGAGAAGCAACAATATCTGGAGTGTCTGCTACACCAGTATTAGCAGCAACATCCCACCAAAGATCAACTTCCGTAACGGGATATCCGCTTTCTGCTACTCCAGTAAATACATTGAAATAACCATCTCTAATAGCTGTTGCAAGTCTTCTCGTTCTCATTACTTCCCAAGGCGCTGGATTTCTCATATACACATAACATGCGTTAGGGCTATTCAAAGCATTGTTAGAAACCCCAGCTAATTTTTGAGAAGTAAAAAAAGATATTGGGTTTTGATGATTATGAGGTATTTCTCCTCCAGAAATTGACGGCTCTACATTGACTCCGTTTACTACTGTTGAGCCAAAAACGCCAACGTTCTGCTCGACTAAGGATACTTGTCTTAGTCCTACAGAAACAGAACCGTTGCTTTTAATAGAACCGCCATTGTTATCGGTAGAAATTTTTGTTACGGCACTGCCATTTACTTGCATTGTAGCCATGATAACTCCTGTAATAATTAGTAAGATACTGTTAGTATGCTATACACCGTATATATTTAGTTGTTTAACAAATACTTATTGTAATTTTTTAAGACAGAAATAGACGATGTTCTAAAACCATATATTCCAGATTTGTTTATTATATTGAAATGGTTTTCAGTCCAAAAATTACCGCTACAGATTATATTTATTTCTTTAGAGTTTTCGTGCAAAAATGATGAAGCTATAATATTGTCGCTTAAATTATCTAAAAAAAAACTAGTTGAAGGAAAACAAAATTCTATATTATTGTCATCAAATATTTCGCAAATTTTTTTAAGACATTTATGATCAAACGACCTGTATTCTAGTATATATCTTGTTTTTATATTGTTTTCTAAACATATGTTTTTGACAGTAGACACATCCTCTCTTATCTTATCGTATCTTCTATTAGCTGCTAAATTTTGAGGCATACTAATATCTACAGAAGTAGCACCAGCACCAATAGCTTGTTTTACTGCTAACTGCCTGGTATCGGGGTCAGATATACCCAAAGGAAAATCAATAAAACAAGAGATGTCTATATTTGAGCTTTTAATTATTTTTTTGGCTAATTTTAGCAAATCATATGAAACGGTTACGCTATTAATCTTGTTTTTTGTAGATTCTACTAATAGATCTTTTGCTTCTTTAGTAGTGATATCAGTACTAATAATCGCGAAATCTATAAACATGTTGTGCTTGCCTTATGGTGTTAATAGAGCGTCTACATTAGGATACTTTCTATTACCTAATACACCATCAGCAAAACCATAATACACGGCTTCTTCGGGTTTTAAGTACCAATCTCCATCTTTTAGTTTTTTATAGAGATGTTTTTTCACTTTATCGAGTGTATATTTTTTTTCTTTGAAATACAATCCATTTGCACATCTGTTCGCATAAATGTCGATCATAATGTCACAAATATATTTTTCGTAATTACTCCAATTCTGCACACTAAGATACTGCCCAATATATCCACTAGTTCCATAGTGAACCATAAAATAAGAATTAGGCATTAATATCCTAATTTTAGCAGCTTGAAGAATGATTGTGCTAGCTGATTCTGTTTGACCATAAGAAAGCATTGTAATTTTAGAGTTGGCATATTTAACTGAATCATATATAGCCATGCAGTCATTCCATTCCCCACCAGTGCTATAAAGATGAATAAATATGTCTTTGTTGGAGGATAATTCGAGCGCTCTTAGGTTTTTAATGAAACAATTAGCTGTTTTATAATCAACACCAGGATTACCGTCATGTTCTGGATAATTTTGCAAGAATATCTCTCTTGTTTTTACGTTAGCTCCATAGTCATGGAAATCAGATAAAGGATCGTTATTTTTAGCGTTCATCTAAATCTCTTTATAAATTTCGTCATTAATTGATTTCATTGTTTCGCTATCGTTAAAACATTTTCCTATACCTATTCTAAAACGATATCTTGTAAAAATATCTAGAATTTCTACACCATCAGATTTTTCAATAATGTCTACTATTTTTTTTGTAATATCGAAATTAGTATGACCAACCCAAAAATTAAACAGGCTACTAGGGGCAGTTAATTCATTATACGGAATAATACCCATTGGTGTGGCAATAGCCTTAATAGGTCTCATTTCCATATCTTCGTCATCTATATACTCAATATCGTTTAAAGTATCTATTTCATTTTCATAGTCTGTCCATTTTGCTTCCTCCAATGCTTGCCCAAAAGGATCTACCCATTTTTCCCACACTATTAATGCTTCTGGTTTCATTTGTTATTTTTCCGAGTTATGAACAAGTTGAGAAAATTTAGTTGGACAAACAACGGGACCACCTTTATTATAGGTCAAATCTTTGTATGTGTCAATATATGCAGACCAGTACAGGATTAAATCGCTAACAAAACCCTGCCTTGAAGGATCATCAACAGCCATGTCCTGCAACATCTGTAATATTTGAGGTCGGTAATATCCTTTGCCCATGAAAAATAAAACCTCAGCGACTTTTTTGGCGCTTTCGTTGTCTAGATTTTGCGCACTAATTTTGATGATTAGTTCGTGGTTCTTATCTACGCAAAACATGATAGCGTTTTCTTCTAAGCTTATTCTTAGTGGGTCTTCATTCTTTTCTTTTGGTTCTTTAGAAGATTTTCCTTTGAATAAATTAAACATTAGACTAAACTCCTAATTATATCTATGAATAGAATATTGTATTTATTACTTTCGTTCAGTAAATCAAACTCAATCCAATTATATTTTTCGTAATTAACCTGGGTTTCTTGTGGAACAATAAAGCCATAAACAGATGAAATTATTTCTGGATTGTCAGATATGCATTCTTCATTTAGACTTATCAGTTGTATAAAAAGTTCTTCGTTCTTTAAAAAAAGAATATTTTCTCTGATATAGTTACCAATAGATGAATCAATGTCTTTTTTTGATTCCCCCTTTATTTCCAGAAAAGGAAAACGAATTTCATTTTTATCAGTTGATAAAACATATTGCTTATTATTTTTTATGTCAGTTGTAAATATAACTAAATTGGCATTATGATAAAATTTAGACATTATAGTATTCCTGTATTTTAGTAATAGCTTTTTTTATTGATTGACGAATTGCTTCTCTGGTAAGACGAAACTTTTTACCAATTTGCTCAAAAGTATTACCTTCTATGTAGTACAATCTTATATATTCTTTCTGATTGTCAGTAATAAAGTCAAGGCACAGTATTTCATCAATTTTGTTCTTTATCTGTTGATTTTGTTCTTCGTGCAACATTATTTCTTCGGGACTCTTAGATTTATTATTTACCACAAAACAATAAGATGAAAATTCTTCATTGTCATAAATTGTATGATCGAGAGAATAGGTTTTTTGTTTCTTGTTTTTGTTCCTGTAATTTTTAGTAACATATCCTTGAATAGCCCAAAGAGCACATTGGTTTCTATATGAGTATCTTGTCTTTTTCTCTTTATTTTTACCCACATAATTTTCGTCAAATCGCCAATCTGCCATCATTATAGCATTAGCAATATTGGAAATAGCATCTTCGTCTTTTAACATTTTTATAGACAGACCCCTATAAAAACGATTAGCGAATTTAGAGATAGATTTTTTCGCTAGTGTTAGATATTCTGACAAACAATAAAAATTAATTTCATTGTGGTCCCTATATTCAATCTTTTGCTTACCAATTCCTTCAATCTGTACAGACATATTTTCTCCTAAGTCCTAAGTAAAAATTCCTAATATCAATTTCAAATAAGAGACTACTTTTTCTCTTTAGTTAATTTTTTCCATTGTTCTGGGTCTGGTCTATCTTTGTCTCCTGGTTTTGCGGGTCGGTATTTTTTACCTTCTCGCTCTCTTTTCTTCCTGATATTTTCCCATAACCCTGGCTTATCTGCTGCTTCTACATTATCGGCAGCCTCAGAGACATACATGATAAAATCATGAATCGTTCTCATGTAATCCTCTGTTATTGCAATTTTACCCTGAAGCCAGCTCTCTGTCAAGTTTTCTTTTACTTGCGGATTGTCTAAATTTTCTAGTATAGCTTTAGAATGCATCATAATAGCTGTTAAAGAACCAACACTCATATTGAAAAAGTCTTCTTTATATTCTTCCATTTCGTCTTTTGGACTTTCGTTCTCCATGTTTTCTGGAGATATCTTCATTTCATCCTCTGCTATCGGAGCAGGATAGTACATGTTTTTTCTTTCGTATTTTAATCTATCATCATACGAAGAGGTTTTTTCTAGAGAAGATTCAATGCCTTTTAATATATCATGATATCTCATTTTGTACTTTCTTAATTTACTATAGGATAAGCAGGTGCTTGAACTAATTGACCATCATAAACGTAAAAATAACCATCATATGGTAATAAGTTTATGCCACCCCCGCTGCATTTTTTTGTTTCTTGCTCACAAAGAGTAGTGCCGCCCTCGGAATCTTCGATGTAACGACCTTCGATGCCTTTAAACTCGTACCAGCCATTAGGAGGAGCGGGCATTGATAAATATCCGGGTGTCTCGCTTGATGCTTCGTATGTTAGATCGTCTCCGTTTCTACTGTATAAAATTCCGCTAACATACTCAAGAGTAACTGAAAGTTGCTGATTATAACATGGAGCTGGTATTATAAGCCCACAATCAGTTTGTGCTTGTGAACACTCTGCTGCTGAGATAAAAGGACCATTAACTCCTGGGCAAGAAGGGTTGCTACTATTAAAATAATACCCAGTTTCTGCTGGACATAAACCACTAAACCCAACATTTTCTCCTACTCCCCATTCAAATATAAGATTTGATCCGCCGTCATCAGATACGGTCCACTCTTGGTTGCCCTTAAATATCCATCCTGATCCGTAAGTGGACATAGTTTCGATGTCATTTGGTTTTTGTACACTTTGACCATTTTCATTTACGGCAATAATTTGATACGAATGATATCCACATGATGGATTTTGACCTAAATTAATTTCATATACATCGCCAGTTCTAAATATGGCATCAGCTGTTGTTTTAGATATAATAAAAGGAGATTTTTTGGTTTCGATTTCACTATCGCAATTATCAATCAGCAACTCCGCATAATCATAATCCATTTGAATATATAAAAATGTATCTGGATTATTTTCTAAATCTTCTAATAAATGGTCGATACCAGACAGAGCAATTGTTAAACTTGGAGTTCCAGAATATGATATTGTAGTGTCAGTTTGATTTGATATTCTATTGTTTTGTAAATAGTGAATTCCATTATATTCTCTGCCAGTATATCCTGAACCACTAGCTCCTAAAATCATCTCATGATTAGTATCAACAAATTCTGTTTTAGCGGCACTGCTTCTAAATGTGAGTTTTGGACCAAATTGTTTACTAAACTCAATTTTACTTATTCCTATAGTTGGAAAATGATCAGAGTCTCCTGAGTATTCATCGTAATAGAAACTCGATCCACTTAGGTATTCACCAGCAGCAGAAAAAGTATCTCCTGTACCACTAGTTGATGTAACAACAAAAGGTTCAAAATGTGTTAAAGTTGTAGTATTATTATCCGTTGCTCCGCCGCTGTCAGCAATAGAATATGGTCCGTTATATTCTGGCAAAAATCCTTCCGGTTGCGTTCCATTAAGAACTCTTGTGGGGCTCGATAAGATTCTTCTGATAACATAAAAAGCTACTTCATCTTCATTTTCTGGTGCGTTCCATCTCCATGTAATAGAACCGTCCTCCAGATTATCACAGCATAGTGCTATTAAAAGTGGAGCACTCTCACATCTTTGAGAACTATCGTAATTTTCCATGGTGTATGAAAATCCAACTATAGGCGCAGGTGGATCTAATACAACAGAACAGGCGGCTTCGCATTCTTCTAAAGTGCTATAAGGCCCATTTATAGTATTACACCAAGTGTATATAGGCCCACCAGAATGATAGAAACAACTAGGGTCATGGCAAGTAGCCTCTACATCAGTAGGACTACCTATACAATAATACCCAGAATCATAAGGTCCGATATTTGGAGGATTACTATTAATAAAGAAAGAATCGTTGTTTTCTTCTAGATAAACCCTGCCGTTTCTTATTTTGATTCTGTGTATATTCATACTATCGCTTTTTTAGGAGGTAATTTCAAAAGGTACTGTACACGCATGTTTTTGTACTGTACAAGCTTGATATTCTTCATCATACCATGTTTCTTCAATTGTGGCATAGTATATACCGGGTGATTGACCATCGTAAAACACTTGTCCTGCATTAGTTGGATCAGATGAACTATATGAATCTACTATGTTAGGATCTGGTCCTGTTCCATCCCAATCATAAAACTCTCCAAATTCGTATAAGTTTGATGTAACGCCTCCGAAAGTAGAGCCAGGAGCACAAACTTCAGCATCATTATATGCATTATAAATATTAGACGGATAATTAATAGTAATAGATCCTTCTCCATGATTTGTTACAGTAAATCCTCTTGGTCCAACTTGAGCCCATCCAAGACCACCAGTATACAAATCCATTGCTGTAAATGGGTAGTAAGTTCCAGTTCCGTTAACATTAATAGCAGCAATCTGATAAGAATAATAACCACAAGCAACGCCGCTAAAATCAACAGAAGTAATATTTCCCAACACAAGAGGATTTATTGGAGTAACTTCTTGCTCAGGAGCACTGAGACATAATTCTAAAAATTCATTAATTGCATACCCCGTCTGTGTAGGATCTCCTGAGGAATACACAGTATCGTCGATCCACTCTGATCCTATTCTCCTAATTACATAACCAGTAACAGCACTACCTCCATCGTCAAGTGGTGCAGCCCAACTAAAATTTAGATCATTATCAACACATGCGCTGTTCGTAGTGGTTGAATAACTAAAACTAGCAACAGGACCAGGAGTTCCGCTCCCTCCTCCAATTCCAAAAGTATTTAGATAAAAAGAATCTCCTTCTTTTCTTATGAAAAAATTACCATTTTCGTCGTGCAGTCTGTACGTTGGCATTTGTGGTTCCTTAAAGAGTAATCTTGAATATAATTTCTATACACCATATCAATTCATGTATTTTTGTAATTTTGGTTGAAGTTTTTTGTATAGATAATCAGCAAAAATAAAACTTGCTTCGTTGTCACTAGGATAATGAACTCCTTGTTTTACTCTAGCAATTCCTGTTGTTTTAGCAATATTATTGAATGAATTTGCAAATTGTGGATACATATCTGAAAGTATGTTCGCTACCAATTTACTATATACAGTATGTCCACTAGGATACGACGCTGTATGGATTGTGTCAGTAACTATTCTTTCTATTTGAATTCCATATAATTTAGCTAATTGCGATGGTCTTGGTCTGTTCCAATAGCTTTTTGTATTCATTAAAACTGGCTCAACTATATCATAAAAAAGATCAATATACCTTTTCGGGTATTCGTAATTTTGACC